TCACGCGGAGGCTCCAATGCGAACCCCTTGCTGCGCGGCCAGGAGCCGGAGCCCCATCCGCAGCTGCGCCGAATAAGCTAAACCAAGCTTCTGCTTGAGCAGCTTCACCAGTTCAATCTCTTCTGGCGTAGCCTTCAGGGAGATCGTGATTCTGGGATCAGGCACGGGGGAAAACCTACTCCCTATTCCGCCGTCCGGTCAAGCAAAAACTCGCGCCGGTCACCATCGAGGGAACACTGTAGGGCACCCCGAGGGCGAAGAAACGGTGAAGGTACCTGCCGCGTTTTGCGGCATGTAGCGTTTTGCGGCATGCAGCATTTTGCGGCACAAAAGATCTTTAAGTATCTATTAGATAGATAGAGAAAAGCCCCCCCTACCCCCCCCAACACCGAAAGACAAATGGTGGCGCGCACACCCCGCGCGCAGTGCTGAAACTACATCTCTTGTGCTGGGGGCTAACGCCCCCAGACCCCCGGCTCCGCGAAGGAAAAATCGCAAGGCAAGGGCCAAACGTCAGGAACGGAACCTTCAGAGCTGGGGTACTGCCGGCGGGGGAAAAAAAGCAACACCGTGAAGCGGTGACGGGAGTCTACTCCGACTCTTGCACGGGTTTCAGTTTCAGTTTGTAGCGGTGGGCGAAGCCGGGCGCAAAGGCCTTGATCGTGCCGCGGAATTGGTCCTCGATTTCGAGCACGTGGCCCTCGTCGACGCGCGCGGTTTTGTTTTTCTTCCAGGCGCGGACCAGCTTTTTCAGCACGGAATCTTTCTGGTCGTAGAGCGCCTTCGCCTTGGCGGCGAGATCCTCGTGCAGTTCGTAGAGCTCGGCGACCGACTTGGGGGACTTTGAGGCCATCGTGTCAGTACAGCGACAACCCATTCAGCGCGATCGCGCGGTTCGCGGTCATGCGCGCATTTTGCAGTTCACGGATCGCGGCAGTCCGATCGGCCGAGCGCGGGCAATTCGCCAGGATCACTTCGGCGAAATTCTTTGCGGCCTGGTTGATCGCAGCGTATTTCGGCAGCGTCTCGTCGGTGGGCGGATGGTACTTGAACATCTCCGCGACGATTTCAGAGTCACTGAGGGCGCGGCCTGCGGCGTACATAGCCTGCTCGGCCTGCATTTTGAGACGAACGTCCCGCAAGTCGCGCGGTTCAACGCCTTGAGTTTTTTCCTGGTCGTAATCCATGCGGCCAATGTACTTTCGTGCGCTGTTGACCGACTAGATTCCCGAAGTAACTTCCACAGCCAGAGCTTGACCAGGATGCGACACTGGGAGGCGTGCTAGCACGTGCTAGCACGAAACTGACGCGGGTTTCAGGAGGACGTCCATGGCGAACCGGGAACGCACAAGTTGCCGCCGTTGCGGCTCGATCATCGAATCGACGGAGAAGGCTCTGGCCGTCTTCATGTTCTGCCAAACGGCGGGAATGAAGCCGCGGCGCAAGGCCTCGGCTCCGGTGATCTACATCTGCCCGGGCTGCACCATGGTGCTCGCCATCCGGCCTGGTCCGCCCGAGCCCGACTTCTTCAACTTCGCCGCTTTCGAGATGATCTCAAAGCTCATCGGAACGCAGCGCCCGGAAGTACTCGCGGCCTTCCAGGAGATGTTCGAGTTGGTGATCGAGCGCGAAGGCCGGATACAGGACGCAGACTTCGAGAACATGCTTCCCGAGCCGGAAGTGATTCCCCCACCGCGCCGGCTCAAGGAAGCCAGTTAACTCGCGGCCGGCGCCGGCGTTGTGTTCAGCACGGTCACCACCGCGCTGATGTACGCCTGCACCTTCTGCTCAGTCACTTCCGAAACGCCGGCGTCTTTCAAACCTTGCGTGATCAGGTTCCCCGCGGCGGTGAGAACGGCCGCAAGTTTCTCCTGTCCGGTCCCGCTCGATTTTCCCACGGCCGCGAAGTTCTGCTCGGCTGTGATCACAGCTTGCGCGGTGACATTAAACAGCGGTCCCATCGCCGGGAAAGCAAGTCCGATAACGGTTTCGGCCACCTTCTCGCCGACCTGGAAGGGTTTCGACTCGAAGACCTTCTCGACATCCTCGACAATTTTCTTCATCACAGATTTGAAGCTCATTTGCGTTCTCTCCTGGCGATCGGTTTTTTCATGGTGAGCCGCAGAGGCGTCCCGATGGGAAGCTGCAGCGCTTCGATGGTGACTTCGTGCACCAGCCCGCATTTGCAGCAGTGCAGGCGGAACATTTCGCCGTCGCGCACCTTCACGCTAGGCGTTGAGGTAGTGATCCGGCGCACTTAGCTTTTAGCTTTGCGTCGCCGCCGGCGGATTCTTCCCGTTTGGCATGCGATAGAACGCCCAGGCGGAAACCATGCCCGCTGCCGCGGCCCGGCCGACGAGGTGTTTCGCGTCGAGCCAGGTGTGCGGAAGTTGCCCCATCTCGATCACGTGCTCGATGCTCTCGCCGGCGGCCGAAGCGCCGACGATGACGGCGGCCTGCACCTGGTGGGGAAGGGAAGCCCAAATAGCTTTCAGCTTTGCGAACAGCTTTGCGATCATTGCCATACTCCTGTTTTGATCTGCTCCGCCAGGCGCCGCGCTCGATCGCCGACCTGGTTGACCCACAACGAATTGAGCATCTCGGCCGCGGCGGTGTCGTAATCCTTGCGCGCGAGAGCGGCGAGAAAATGCTGAAACTCGAGAAGTCCATCGACGCCCAGGTTGAAAGCCATATTCACCAGGGCGTCGGCGCGGACCGGATCCAGTTCCGAAACCCAGGGCAGGCGCCGGCCGATCGCGGCCTTGGCGAGGTTGATCCGGTTGCGCAGCAGCAGAAGCGCCTCGTCGTGCGTGATGCCGCCGCCCTTGCGTTCGTCGATCAGCGTGCCGATGCCGATCGTCCAGTAACCTTCCGAGTCCTGGTAGGCGTGCAGCACTTCGCGCTCGTCGCGGACGAGCTGCTCTTCGAGGGATGTGATCATCGGTGTAGAATGGCCGGCATGCCGCGGTGGCTTTGGATCCCGATCGCAGTCGGCGTCGTCATTTGGGGGAACTTCGCCTATCACCTAATCGGCGGAGTGATCCGCTACCTGCGCAATCACCCGCTGAGAGTCCGCCGCGACTTCTAGTTCGCCGAGCAGAAAATCACTTTTACAAAAGCTGGCCGCGGATCAAGCGGCGTTCCCGTGAAGGTCGGCCGCGACACCGTTCCACTCGGCGTCACCGAGGACACGCCGCCGGCCGGGTTGGACGTCGAGGCTGTGATCCCGGTCGTGCTGGAGTTGTTGGTGGCCGTCGTCGACGTCGTCGACTGCGCCGCGCTGCGTAAGCTTCCGCCGGTGGATGCCGAGCCCATGAGATTCGTGCCGGTGGTGGATCCCGTCGTGCCGCCCTGCAGCTGCTCGGTGTGCGAGTGCGCGTTTTGCGTGTGATTGTGCCCGGGATCCGTGATGGTCACGGCGTGGGTGTGATTGATCACCTGCGTGATCGGATCTCCTGTGAAGGTCGGCTGCGAGATCGTGCCCGCCGGCGTGATCGTCGCGTTGCCGCCAGTGGTGCCGACGTCGCCGTGCGCGGCCAGCGTGCCTTGAATAAAAAAGCCGTCCAGCGCGGTGACCTGCGAAAAGCCCGTCGGGCACGAGGTCAGCGACAGCACGATCGCGCCCGAGGGAAGGGAAGAGCTTCCGTTCTGACAGTCGGATCCGGTGCCGCCCAGCTCGCCGTTGACGAAATGCGCGCATTGCGTGCCTGAAACCGAAGAGACGCTCAGGTATTTTGCGTTGACGCGCTCGGCCGAAAGCGACGGACCGGCCCACACCTGCGCATAGGCACAGAGCGACGCGAGCGAAAGCAGCGGCAGGAGCAGGAGAGGGCGCTTCATTGGATCACGGTCCAGGCACACAGCGGCGACGACGCGCTCGACACAGTCGCCTGCAGGATCCGGACCTGGTTGGTAGAGATCGACAGCGAAGAAGAGCCGTCGATCAGATCATTGCCGAACGGCACGATGGTCGAAGAGCTGCCGTTGATGTTCTTGATGTAGATCTTCTGCCCGGTGTAGCCGCCGCAGGGTTGCAGGGTGAAATTTCCGGTCCCGAAATTCAGGATGGAGTAGACATCGGCGTCCTGCTGCAGCGGCACGCTGGCGCTGCCGAAGACCGTTCCATTGCCGAGCCCCGAGGTCCAGTTGTAGTAAGTGAAGCTCGAAGCGGAAGTGGTGAGCACGTTCCAGCACTCGCCGGAAACGTTGTTGTAGCCGCTCGGAGTCACACCGGAAATGACGACGCAGGATCCCACCGGCGGGTTGAGCGTAGAGGTAACGGTGACGGTGTTGGTGGATTCGCTGGTCCCGGTGATCGCGGTTGCCGCCGGCGCCGCGCTGTTGTAAGTGGTCGCGCTCGACCAGTCCAGATGCCCATAGGCGCGATTCAGGCCGCGCTGAATGTACGGTGCCAGGATGTTGTTCGCTGTCCCGGTAGTGGGATGCAGTCCCGTGGAAAAGTAGGTTGTGTTGGCCGCGCAGCCATCGCAGCCGAGCAGTGGATCCGCGCCGGGATCGACCAAAAAGTCCGCGAAGACGGGCCAATAGGTGCGGATCGCGGTGTTGTAGCTGTTCTTAAACGTGTCCGCTCCGCTCCGGTCCATCATGGTCATCACGCCGCATTTGAAGCCGCGCAGGTGGCGGGCGCGACAGTAGCCGTTCAGGTAGTTGAGCGTGGTGGTGGCGCTTCCGCCCGAATCGTTCGTGCCGCCCCACATGAGAACCGCTTCGCGATTGGCTGCGGTCTGGTAGAAGGGGTCGACTGCGTTGGGAGCATCGGCCGTCAGTTGCTCGATCGTGTAGCCAGAGGCGCTCAGGTTGTAGATGTTGACCGTGGCCGGGATGCTCATCATCGCATTGGTGACGAAGCCGATTTCAGAGTCGCCATCGAGCACGTAGGTGTCGGTGGTGGATGTGCTGAGCAGGTTCAGCGGCAGTCCGCGCGCCGACATGGTGTTCTGCAGGAATTCGACGTTCGAGTTCACTTCCGCCTGCGTGAGCTGGCGGTTATAAACAACGACGTAATAGATCTGGCCCAGGTAGTACATCGCGGCCGCCGGGCATCCGCCGCCCAGGCCGCCGGCAGATCCGCCCAGCTGAAAATTCCCGCTGCTCAGCAAGCCCGTGTCGGTGCCCGACACCAGCGTCTGATTGTTGATGGCCATCGATTCGGTGCCGCCATTGCCGATTTCCCATGTCACCACAGCCGAGCCTTGGAGCGTATAGCGCCAGGTGGAGCGAAAATTCGTCTTCCAGGTCTCGAAGTGGTAGTTCGTGTTGGCATTGGTGACATTGTGCTGATCGTCAAGAAAGAACCGGCTGCAGTTCGAAGGAGCGCCTGGTCCGCCGGCGATGAGCGCGTTGTATTGATTCGCACCGGAAAACTGGAAAGCGGCCACGAACTGAAACGTGACGCCTGAGTTCAGGGCGGAAGGCAGACTCACGGCTCCGTTGCCGGTGAAGTTCAGGCCGCCCGTGCCGGCGATGATGGTAGGCGCGGTTCCGACGGTGCCGGTCGCGTTGTTGCCATTGCCTGAATAGTCGACCAGTGAGCCCGCACTTTCTGAGGAAAGAATGCGGTATTCAGCGAGCAGGCCGGACTGCACGACTTGCGTCGGCACCGAAGAGGGCGCGACGCACGGATTCCCGAAGTCCTGCACTCCGACCTGAGTGCCACTCACACTAAACTTCGCGCAGTCGCCACCGGTGGGCGTCGAGCCGATCAGCGGAATTAATTTCGCCGTGGTCGACCCGTTGCCCGAGACCGGTTGATTCGCGGTGGAGTCATACGCCAAAGTGCCGGCTGCGGTGGGAGCGGCGCCCGGAGCCGAGGGCAGCACGAAGCCGTTGGTGGCCGACATGGCGCTGCCGTCGATCGTGCCCGATCCGGTCATCGTATTTGCGGCGAAGGTTTTCATGTCCCCGCCGGCGCCGCCGAACAGGCTTGCATTGATGGCCGTCGATGCGTTCAGGTAGATCGTCGCCGAGCCCGAGACGTAGCTGGTCACGCAAACCAGGAAGGTATCGAAGCCGCCGACAGCGCCCTTGTATTTGCCGGCCGCGGTGATGGTCGACTGCGCCGTGGTGCTGGTCGAGGGAGTGACCTGCGTGTTCTGCGGCGTGCCGGCGTTTGAGCCATCGCGTGCGGTCATCGCGACTTCCGGCTGCAGCGTCATCGAAAAGGTGCCGGTGACCGTGATGCCTACCGTCGAAAGACCGGAGACCGTGATTGAGGCGCACGGAGAGGTGCTGCTCGAAATGGTGAAAGGTCCAGCCTTCGATTGCCCCCACAAAGAGGCGGCGAGAAACAGAACGGTGAATAGAACCTTGCGCATAAAGCTCCTTTCCTAGTTGTGATGGCCGTGGCAATCGAAAGCCGTGAAGCCACCATCGTTGGAGAAACCTAACACAGTGATCGAGATGACAAAGGTTCCGGTGCTCTTCGACGAGATCCAATAGGCCGCGCTGCTGGTGTCGAGGCCGGTCGGAGTGCAATTCACGAAATAGCTGTTATCCGCGAAGGACGAGCCCCACGTACCAGTCACCGTGCAAGGGCTGCCTCCAGATGCTTTACAGCCACTCGTCGATACGTACTGATCGACAGGACACGAGAAGGCGTGCGTTGACGTGTTGTAGGTCAAAGTGCCCGAGCACAGCGAAGTCGCCGACGGATCCGCCGAGGTGCGGCCCACGGGCAATTGATCGTTGGTTAAAGTGACGCCGGTTTCGGCCGAGCCGTCGCCCTGGTTCAGCGTCATCGAGTGCGCAGTGGCTCCGGCATTCACGTTACCCGAGTTGCCGAGCGCAACCGTCTGCCCGTTGTAGGTGAGTGAAGAGTGCTGCAGCGCGGAGTTCGGGATCAGCCCGGTGCAGGTCGACGTCAGAATCTTGTTGGCGTCGGTGCAGACCACCGAGCTCGCCGTCAGCCCGGAATCCAGGATTGATCCCGCCGTGATCGCCGGCCCGGTACCGGTGATGCACGGGCCAGTCGCGGTCGCATTGGTGCCGTTGTAGACGAAGGCCTGCGTGGTGGTCACGCCGGCGCCGCTTGCGATGGTGCAGCCGCCGACGGTGTTGGCCGGCCAGGTGAAGGTGTGCCCGCCCGACCCATCCTGCGTGATCTGGAAATAGATCAGCCCGGGCGGCGTCACGCCGACAAACGTCATGGGCTGTGCGGTGGCATCGCCGGTGAGGGTCAGCTCGAACAGCTGGATCTGCGCCGCATCCTGAAACGATGGCGTCGGGGAATAAGGCACGACCGTGGTGAGCACCGTGGATCCGCCGCCGATGCCGTCGACCGTGTAGAGCGTCGACCCGGTGGCGCAGTGCGTGCCGCCGGCGGAAGCGACTTTGAAGGTGTAGGCGAGGCCTGCCTGCAGCCAGATGCCATTCGAGCCCGTGCCCACGAAGCCACCGGCGGTGAGAATCACGGGATTGGTGTTCTGCACCGTGCCCGTGTAATCGGTATAAGTGGCCAGCGGCGTGGTGGTCGCGACTTTGTAGGTGAAGACGCAGCCAAACGACAGCGGGCGGCCGGAATTGTCGAAAAACTGCAGTTTCGGCACCGGAGCCAGCACGACGGCCGTCTGTGATGAGGCGAAGCAGCACAGCAGCCCGACAGCGCACAGCAGAGGCAAGGCGAAGCGAGAAGGTTTAGATCGTGGCAAAGTTGTTCTCCCCGTTGCTTAGTCGTTGCGGCGGGACGCGAAGGTAACCGCCAGTAACCACACTAAAGCGCGCCCGGTAACCACCCGTTCGAGGTCTAGCCGAAAGCCGCGCTGGACGCCACAATTGGAGCATGATCTACCAATACAAAGAAGGTCGCGTCACCTGGCACGAGCTTGAAAACGGCCGCGAGATCGTAAAATCAGTTCCCTTGCCCATCGACGAATCGCTCAGCCTTGGCGAGCGCGTCATCTTCGCCATGCTGCTGCACTGGCTCGAAAATGAAACCCACGCCCGCGCCCTGGTGAAGGCCACGGTGAAGATGTTTCCCAAGAAACTCGGTCGCGGCGAGGGCGGCGAATTTCGCATCGATGTGGACGAGTTGCGCGATGCCGTGTTGCTGGCCTTCAGCCGCGCGCTGGATCAGGTTTCCGAAACGCCGCGCCTCGAATACATGGGCGGCCAGCGGCGCGACACTCTGCGCATCAATTAGCGCGCCGTTCCTTTCGCCCGATAGGGCCGCGCCCGCACTCCCTGGTCGAGCACGGTTTCGCCTTTGGGACTGCGCGCCACGATGACGTCGTACGGTCCGGCCACAGCGTCGACAGCGTCGGCTCCGAACAGTGGAATCTCCTGCCCGCTCCGGGTGTCGATCCGGTAGCGTTTCAGCCCTTGCGCCTTTTCCGATGCCACCCGATTGATGGCTTCCTGCGAGGCGGCGCTTTCTCCCGAAGCATTGGTCGCGACCGGTTGCGGAGCTTCCGCGGCGGGCCGCGCTGCCATTTTCCGCGCCCGCACGGCATCGAGCGATTTCTGCAGCAGGTCGGTGAGGTCTTCTTCCGGAGCTGGGACGGCCGCTTCTTCCGGCTGGCTGGCGTACTGGCGCAGGCGTTCCAGGATCGGATCCGCCGCCGGCGGCGCAGTTGCTTCTGGCGGGGCTGCCGCGGCGACTTGCTGCCGGGCTGCGATGACGTCGGAAAATTCCGGTGCGCCGGTGGCCGGATCCAGAACGATCGTGCGGGGCGGAATCTTGCCCAGCGCCGCGGACTGCTGAAGCGGTTGTGCGGTCGCGGCCCGGGGTGCGGCTTTCGGCGCAGGCCTCGCGCCCGTGTGTTCATCCATGCCGCCGGCGAAGGGTTTGTTTTCGCTGGTAGCGTCCAGCTCCTTCGCGGGTTTGCGAGCTGGTTCGCCGGCGTAGTCTCTGTTCTCTCCGGTCGCGTCCAGTTCGGCGGCGGCTTCGGCGGGCGCTTCTTCCGTTAGCTTCGAAGCAATCTTGCCAGCTTTTTGTGCTACACGCAGCGCATGCGCCCCGCGTGGCGAAATCACTCCGACCAGATCAGGATCGAGGCTTTCTCCGACCCCGGTCGCTACTTTTCCGGCTGCACGCAGCACGTTGCGCGCCGATGGAATTGCTTTCGCTACAGCGGGCACCGCTCTGCCCGCGCCTTCGGTGGCCAGCGCGGTCAGTGCCTGTCCTGCGCCCTGGCCCGCGGTTTCCTGCGCAACTTTGAGATAAGTGCCGGTCGGGTCAGCCGAGGAGTTGATGTCATGGATGGCGCCGACAATTTGCGTTGCGTCCTCGGCGGTGTGCCCGATGCCGCGCAAGGTGCGATAGAGAGGAAGAGCGGCAGGACTGAGCGCACTCACTACTTTTTCCGTTTTGTCTTGCGGCGGAGCTGCGAGCGAGCTCCACGTTCCCTTGATTGCATCGCGAACGCCTCGGCCGATGGACTGCAATCCCGATTCGGTGGCGTGCGTGTAGCTGTCGAGCGGGATCTCGCGATCGAGGATGCCGGGCTGCGGCTGCGACTGCGCCGCATGAGCTTCTTCGACCGGCGTCCACTGCGCCGTGTTTTCATCAACTGGCGTCCAGGCGGAGGCGGCCATTTATTGTCTCTGTTCTTGTTTCCAGCCTTGGGGCAGGGGAGTTCCGGCGGGAGCCTGGTGCAATTTGCCTTGCGGATCGCGCGCGTAGATCACACCGCTGGTTGCTGCTCCACTCTTGCCGTTGTCGCTGGCCTTTTTCCCGGGCAGCCGCTTCTGAATGTCCGCGATCTGGTCCTGATAGCTCTGGTGGCGGTTGGCCATGTCCTGCTTGAGGATCTGCGCCGCGGAATAGATTTGCTTCAGCGAGGCATTCGGCCCGATCAGCTGCTCGACTTCGTGGCGCGCGGAGTCGGACAAAACTCCGGAGGCATTGGAAGAGTTGAGCACCTTCGCAATCTCCGTGAGTGCCGTGGTGCGGGCGGCGTTGAAAGCAGCCTGGTCCTTGCCGCCGGCCAGCTCCGCGGCTCGGCGCAGAGGCATGTTCACCAGCGGTGAGCCGAAATCGACGACGTCTTTCGCCGTGTTCAGGAAGGTGTCGAGGTTCTTGCCGGCGGTGTTCTCGAATGCCGTCACCTGGTCGAAGTTTTTCTGCAGCGCCTCGAGAGATTTCTTGTTGGAGGCATATTCTGCGGTGCCTTCCGACAGCGAGCCGGGATACAGCTCGGCCGCGCGGTTCATGATCTTGTGGTTCTGCGCCAGGCCTGCGGCGCCGCGGCCGCCTGGCGGCAGCTTGCCCGTCGAGTGGTTGTACTCGGCCGCCTGGTCGATCGCGCCCTGGTCCATGCCGCCGCCGGCCGCGTTGGCCACCGCGATCTGCGCCAGGGGCGTCTGCTTCGCTTTCCACGCCAGAAAATCGCTCGCGCCCTTGCCGGGATTTTTCTTCAGCCAGTCGGCGAGCTCGGCTTTGCTCGGGTCTTCGAGCGGGCCGCCAGGCAACTCTGCCTGCAGTCGTTGCGCGGTGGTCTGTGCTCCGGTGACCTTGGCCTGCGCTTCCTGTTCCTTGGCCGCGGTCTCGCGGTCCTTGCGCGCCTCCTCGACGATGGCCGAGTGCAGGCGGATCGCGGGCAAATGCTGCGAGAAGATGTCATCGCCGGGATATTGCGTCGGTTCGTTGTTCACGTTCACGCCGGCCGCGGCCAGGCGCTGCAGGCCTTCCTGGTACACCTGCTGCTTCTGTTCTGCGGGTGCCTGCGTGACGGCATCGTGCACGCCGGCGATAAGATCGGCTTTGCGCTGCTCTTGTGCGAATTGTTCGTCAGACAGCGATGCCAGGTTGCGCCGCTGCTGGATCATGCCCTGCTGCGCTTGCAGTGCGGCCGAGCCGGATCCGCCGTTCGCGACCAGCTTCTTCGGCAGATCGTTGATCGAGTCTTTCTCCGGGTCGAAGCCGGCGATGGTGCGGGTGAGCGCGTCCTGGTCCTTCATCTGCTGGGCGCGGATCTGGTTCTGCTGCTGCTGCGCCTGCATTTCGAGGCCGGCCTGCTGCGCCTGCTGTTTGAGCTGGGCCGCGCGCTGAAATTCCTGCAGCGAGTCGTCGTAACCGCGCTGCCCGCTCGCGATGTCTGCAACAATGTTCGGTGCCGGTACGGTTCCCATTTAGATGAACGCTCCTCCCGCGAGAGAGCTGAGCACGTCGCCGAATCCGCCGCCGCCCTGCAGCCCCTCGAAGATCGATCCCGCGGCGCCGCCGGCGCCGCCGAGCATGCCCTGGTAAGCCTGGTTCTTTCCCAGGTAGCCGGAGGCGCGGGCTGCGGCCGCGTTGTTGATCTGCTGCGCGATCGCCTGCGCCGACGTCAGATCGATGTTTGCGGTGTTGCCCGCGGTCGTCAGATTGGCGTTGGCCAGCTGGCCGGTGGAGTTCTCGCCAAGACCGGTCGCCTGCAGCAGCGGATTCACGTTCGCCTGGTAGGTGCTCAGCGCGTTGTTGTAGGCGTTCTCGTACTGCTGGGAGGCTAGGCCTTGCCCGAATTGTTCGAGCGCCGTGCCGGTGTTGCCCGAGAACAGCGTTCCGTTCGCCGCCGCGTTCTGATCGATCGCGCGCGTCCCCTGCTCCAGCGCGAACTTGTATTCGGGCGTGTTGGCGACGTCGTTTGGATTCGGCGCAGTGAAGCCCGAGGCGAGAATGTCGGCGAGATGATTCGCCGTCGTGGACCCGAGCGCCTGGTAAGGCTGCTCCGCCGTGGTGATGTTGCCGAGCGCGGTCTCTTGCGCCTTGTTGGCCGCGGTCTGGTTCTGCTCGATTGTTTTCTGCGCCTGCTGCGCGCCCTGGACTTCGGCGTTGGCCGCCTTGCCCGCGGCGTTGGCGCCTAAAATCCCACCGACGATGTTCGAGACGAAGCTCATAGGCTTATTCCGGTTTAAAGATTTCCATGCACACTTGATCGCGCAGCACGCCGGCGATCAGCTTCGAGCGCTGATTGATGGCGTAGGCGCGAAAGCCGGCGCGAGCGGCGAAGCGGATCGCGAGCCGGTTGGAGCGCTCGATCTCGCCGACGACTTTTCTGGCGGTAGTGTTCTGCCACATCCACGCGAGCATGCGGCGAAAGCAGTCGAGGGCCACGCTTCCATACGCCCGGGGGATAAAGCCGAAGTGCCCCTCGAAACAGACCCGGTTGCGCGGGTGAAAAATACCCAGCCCGAGCGGTCCGTCGTCATCGAGTGCCAGAAGATAGACCACGTTCTCATCGCGCGGTGGCTCGTAGCTGCTTGCGTCTTTGGTGAAGTCATCGCAAATGTGCGGGAAAATCGACGGATCCGTGAGCAAAGCCCGGACCAGGGAATAGTCTCGGGAGCGAAAAACTTTTAGCCGACCTTCCACCATGTCGTCCCATCGCTCTTGATGCGAAACAAGTCGTACTGCGTGGTCAAGGTCAGCGGACCTTCCGGCAGGGGCGCGTCGGCCGTGCCGGTCAGCGTGAACGTGTGCCCGTCGCTCGAAGTTTTTTTGTAGATCAGCTCCTGGTTTTGGTTGGACTGGCCGGTGGTTGCGTTCAGGCCAGGCGGCGGCGGCGCTTCGCCATAATCGCCGGCTGAGGTGTCGACGTTGCGCAGGGGCAGCAGGTTCTGCAGCGTCTGCAGAAAGCGGCCCAGTGAGTCGGAAACTTGCGCTCCGCGCAGGGGCGGCGGAAACAGCTGAGTTTGCGTGGTCGGCATGCAATCAGAAATCCTGCGGGCGAGCTCTCAGAAAAGCTTCGTTGAAGCGGATCGGGACCGCATCGGTCCAGGTCACGTCCCACAAACGTTTTCGCGCGCGGCCGAGCATGCGCTTGATGACTCGAGTTTCGTACTCGCCCGCCTTGCCGATGTCGAGGAAATACGTGTTCGACCAGGTGTTGCCGCCATCGTTAGACCAGCGCAGCATGATCTGCGGCGAGCGCTCGTTGCCCTCACCGTCAGTCAGCGGCGGTGTGGGACCGACTCCGGTCTGCATCACAAACTCGACCTGCTCGAAATACAGCCACTGGTTGGCGTCGGCGATGGTCGGAGTGCGGCGCCAGCCGCGGATCATGGCTCCGTCGTCGTCGAAATATTTCGAGCTCAGCTCGTAGACGTTGCCGGAAGCCCAATCGCCCACCAGGTGCTTGCCGAAGTTGAAGGTGTGGCACATGGCGCGGTCCGCGATGTAGGTGCCGTTCTCCTCGACCCAGAAGGCGCGCTGGTGCCAAAGATTCTGCGAGATGTCGAAGGTCCAGGTGGCGTTCGCGGTGGGGAAGTAGATGTTCCAGAACGTGTGCCCGAATTCCTGATAGGTCCAGCCCACGGCGTCCGACGTCGTCGAGTATTGCTGCCAGGCGAGCTCGGTGGCGTGCGTGGAAACGCGCTCAGAGGAATTCACGCCGGAAAGCCGCTTCGCCATCAGGAAGCCGCGCTCGTCCTGCGTGAGATAGAACAGCGTATTGTCGACCTGCACGGTGGCAAAGGCCGCGGCCGAGCCTTCCTCGATGAGCGCGCCCTGGTAGGGGATCAGCGGGGGAAAGCCGGCGCCGCCGTTGTAATAGCCGATCGCCTTCTTCGCCGAAAGAAACCAGACCTGCTCGTGATCCACTTTCATGCTCACGATATTGTCGGGGAAATAGGAGATAGTCGCGATGTCGAGCCCCGACCAGGTGGTGGCGTCTTCGAGGTTCGAGACCTGAAAGGTGTGCGAGTTCTGCAGCGTGGCGACGACGTAGCCGTCGAGGAAGTCGATCTGCGCCACCGGACCGTTGAACTGCATCATGTCGACGGCGACGAAAGCGTTCGTGCCCAGCGTGAGCACGAAGAGGTCGCCGTTGTTCAGCACGACGAGCTGGGTTTCGTTGGAAATGATCTGCGTCGGGGTGACCGGGGCGACGCCCAGCGAGCCGCGGTTGGTCATGGCGCCCGAGGCATCGAGCTCCCACAGGTTCGAGGAAGCAAAAAACGTGCGGCCGTTGACGGTGAAGCTGCCCGGCACCGAGCCCTCGGGCAGCGTGGCGAATTTCTTGCGCCCGGGCGTGCGCAATAGCGCGATGCGTGTGGCGGCGCCTTCCGACTCCGAGGCCTCGCAATAGCAGTTCACGGCGATCTCGTCGTCGATGATGGGGCTCTGTGCGGCGTAGCTGGGACCGCAGAAGCCGAAAGGGAAGGGCTTGGGCATCAGCTTTTCTTTTTCGCGCGCGGCGCAGGAACAGGCGCGGCAGCAGCTACAGGCGCGGGTTTTGCATTAAGCCGCACGGCGAAGTGTTCGAGCTCTTTGACCCGCGGCACGAGATGCTTCGCAGCGAAGTCCTCGGGCGCGAGATCGAGATCGGCACGCGGCACCTGCAGCACGACCCAGCTGGCGGAGAGCCTGGCGTTCTTTTTTTCCAGCGGATCGTGCAGGCGAAGGCTGAGGGTCAGGGTGTCAGCAGCTGGCATAAATCATTCCGCTCTCCCGCCTGGTGCCCCACCCGTGTACCAGTTGAAGTCTCCCCGCGTTCCCACCCTGCCCGCCTTCGGCACGCCTGTATCCGTCGTACGCATCCGCGGCGACTTGGCATTATTGCCGAGCACGGCAGAACGCGCGAACAGCGCGGCTTTCGCGAGCGTCGTGTTGGCGTCGCGCTGCGAGCCCGGCAACAGCATCTCGGCCAGCGTGAGCTTGATCGCGTTGCGATAGCCTGGCGGCCAGATGCCGGCGCCGCCCGGTCCGCCGATGGGATCCGTGATGGCCTCGAACTGCTGCACCGCCTGCCAGAGCTGCAGCTCGACGATTGCCGCCGTGTTCGGCACCGGCCAGAAATAGAGCGAGCCCAGGGGCGACGTGGGATCGTAATAGAGATCGGTCACCACGTTGGTTTCGATCAGATTGGTCTGTACGTTCTGCCACCAGTCTTTGTCGTGCTTGCAGTTGATCTCCAGGCGCACTTGCGTGGGCGTGCCGGGATTCTGCAGCTGCGCGGCACCGTCGATGCGCACCGGCCGCGGCAGATCTCCCGTGGAGAACGTGGGGACCGGCTGCCCCACTCCGCCGCCATCGGCCGGGCCGATGGTGTGCGGCTGCAGCCCGGGCACGAGCGTGTACTGCGTCCAGTCGTAGCCGTAGACCCAGGCGGCGAGCGCCTGCACGGTGTCGAGCAGGTCATTCAGCTTGCGCAAGCCCCATTGGGCTTCGTCGGCCGAAGGTTGCTCGCCGGGAGCGGTGGCGCCGATCTCGATGAAAGCGTCGGTGATCAGGTCGAGCGCAGTGTAGGTGGTTTCCGCCATGGCAGATTAGGCGAGTTCCTTTTCTTCTTCCTGCTTTTTCACGTGCGGCCGCGGGCTGAATTTCTTTTTCAGCAGTTCCTTCTCGTGCTCTTCATCGCGCGCCACTACCGATTGCCGGCCGTCGGCCGAATACATGCACTTCGGATATTCCTGGTAGCGGTAGGGGGCGACGGGCGGCTTCGACAGGTCAAATTCCTGCCCGCCTTGCGGCTCGGCCAGCAGCGCCTTGGTCAGTTCCATCTTTTGCGCCGGCGTGAGCGATTTCAGCACGTCGGATAAATCGGTGGCGAAGGTGTTCTTCACAACGGGTACGTTCATGCGAGTCTCCAAATCGGGCGAGTTCGAGCGCAGATCCTCAAGCATTTGCTCGCGGAGCTTCGCGTCGCGGGGCACGCCTTCCAGGTCGAACTGCAAAGGCCAGCGATCGCGCAGGCTGCGGTGCGAGTCACGGATGGACATGCCACAAACAGAAATCCACGACGGAGCCCAGCCAGGTTCGGCCGGGCTCTGCCGCTCGTGGGGTTACAGCAACTTCAATACAGCTGCCAGTAGGGACCGACCGCGGTGGTGAATGTGGTCGGAACCGTGATCGTCGCCGGGATGGTGCCGAACGTCTGCCCGGTGACGCCTTTGGTGGTGTAGCCGTCCTGCACGCTGGTGATCAGCATGCGCACCGTGGCCGTGGTGCCATTGGTCTGCAGGCAACCGTAGTACTTGGCTGGCCCCACGAGGTAATACTTTTTCGTGAAGTCCAGGTGCTCATAAGTCGAAGCCGTTCCGGCCGTGGTGCCGGCCGTGGCCGAGTTCGCGAGCAGGTTGCCGGTGGCATCGTAGAGCACAGAGATGTGCTTGTCAGTGCCGCCGGTGGTGCCGAGCAGAGCCGCCAGGCCGGTCACGTTCTTCGACTGCTGCACGTCGAGCTCGGTGCAGTACATCGTAGTCGCGGCCAGCGTGGTGCCGTTGGTGTTGATGCCCGTGTAGAGCACTGCACCGGGCTGCGGATGGTAGACCACCGAGAAGGTGGCGTTCGAGTTTTTTGCGTCGGCTACAACCCACTGCCCGCCTACGCAATCGGCGATCGACGACTCTGCGCCGCCGACACCGAGGGCGATGACGGGAAGATACAGCTGGTTGGAGCGTGTGCAGCTCCCCGTCGGCGCCTGCGTGGCGATGGCATAGGGAGGCGCGACGAAAACGAGAGCGCCGGAGGCGTGGGTCGATGCCGCCTGGCTGCCGTTTGAGCCGCGCGTGACCCCGATGGTGGTGCCATTGACGGAATTCACGAACAGCAATTCGCCCAGCCCATCGGCCACGAAGAGCACGGTGGAGTTGGCGGTGATGCCGGTCGCCGAAGACACGGTCACAAAGGTCTGCGACGTGGAGGTGACGGCGGCGGCGAGCGTGGTTTGCGTCAGGATGGTCTGCGCGCTGGCGGGCGGAACCGCGAACAGGGCGACAGTCAAAAGGACCGCTGCGACGGAAGCGAAGAAGTTTTTGTTGGTCATGTGAGTTCTCCTTATGCTCCCAACAGCGCAACCGCGCAGTTGTCCTGGTACAAGTTGCCGAATCCGCAGACGGTGTCGAATCTGTGGATCTGCATGGAGTGCACCGGATCCCAGGCTTTGACGAAACGCACCGGGATGCCGGTGAGCTTGTCCTCCGCCTGCGACCGCGCCTCAACCGCCTTCGGCAAATAGAAGCGCATGCCGACGATGGCGAACGAGTACTTGGTGAGGGCCAGGCCGACGGTGCCGGTGGCTCCGTTCGGATTGGGCGTTCCGGGGAACAGCGTCAAAGCCGCGCCGTTGGCGGGCAGGGCATCGACGTTCTGGTACTGCGTACCCGGTCCGTAGATCGCGGGCAGGATGGTGATGGTGTCCGCGCCTCCGGTCAGCGTGAAGTCCTGCGTGGCCGTGAAGGTCATCGGAGTCAGCGGTCCAGGAGTGCGCCGCGTTCTCGGGTTGACCAGGTTCACGTTCGCGATCGAGAACTTGTCGCCCTGCTTGATGGTGTCGTTCAGCGTGCCGGTGATGACGAGCGAGGATCCGCTCTGGCCCGCACCGGTCACTGTGACCGCTCCCGCCCATGTGCCGGCGGTGTGCGAATAGAGCGACTGCTCTTCAAACACGCGGAAAGCTTTCAGCCGTCCCAGCGAGCCTTCCTTGAAGGCCTCGTCGATCTCATCCGACGGGTTGAACAGCGACGTCACCGGCGTATTGATCGAGTTGACCTGCATGGAGGACGAGATCAGTGCGGCGCGATTGCGATCGGGCGGGCACGCCTTCTGCAACAGCTTCTGGCGGGCCTGGTCGAGAAACACAATCGATGTCGGATCGGTGCCGAGCGTGCCGACGATCTGGCTGGTGTTGTTTTTGGCGAACAGCGCGGCGCGGGAATCGATCTCCTGCGACAGCTGCACGCCGGCCGGTTCCAAGTACTGCTCGCGGATTTCTTCCTCGGTGCGCTCCGCCTTGACCGCGGCTTCGTAATCGTCCCATTGGAAGTCGATGCCGAACGGCTGGTCGAGCGAGATGGTGGTCGAAATCCGATTGATGCCTTGCGGGTTGTATCCGAGACCGTCCCGGATGGTGAACTGTTGCGGGAACTTGACCTGAATCGTCGTCCCTACAGCGAACGTCTTTTCATAGTCCTTCTCCCAGTCTGTGTTGAAAATGGACGCAACCTTGTTGGCGTTCATCAGGTTGCGCAACACTTCCATGGAGATCCACGAAGTGTTTAGAAACTGGTTGGCCATGGCTTATTTCCTTGATCTGCGCACGGCCAGCAGGCGGGGATCGCGCGAGTTTTGCTCGCGGTTATACGCCGACTGGTCCTGGTGCTCGATGGCATCGTCGACCGTGTCCTTCGCCACGGTTCCCTTGCCGGAAACCTGGTGCGGCGGCCGCGGTGCCTGGGTAACGGAGCGGGCAGAAGAGGAAGCCGAACGAGCGCCGGAAACCTTCATCTCGATTTCGGAAAGCGCGTAGGCGGCGTCGATCTGGTTCATCCCGTTGATCTGGTCGAGCACGTCCGGGTTTTGACCGAGGTAATACAGAACCTTCGGCCCGGCCGGGCGGCTCAGGATGAACACGTCGGCGACGGAGCCCTGCTTGATCGGCAAATCGGGATTCAGCGCGACTTCCTGGAAGTCGGGCATGTCCTTCATCACCGCCTCGCAGCGCCTGGCGAATTCGCGATTGACGGTTTCAACAGCCTGCTGCTGCGCGCGTTCCCGCTCGGTCCTGGCGTTCGTCTCCTGAAATTTCCGGATAGCCTCGTCCTGTAGCCACTGGTCCTTGGCCGCTTCATAATCGGCATAGGTCGCGTACTTGGGCTTTCCGGTTTTCTCGTCGACGTCGTCGATCTTGGGCCGGGGTGTTGCCTTGTCGACCGCTGCAGATTGCGAGGCCTGCTGGGTTTCACGCTGTGCGGACGTTTCGGTACGAGCTTCCTGCCGGCCTTCGACCCGGGCGAGTTTCTCGCGCAGTTCGCGGTTCTCGCGCGAAAGCTTGGCCCAGCGCGACTCGCCCTGCTGGCGGGTGCGCTGCTGCGCCTGCTCTCGGGATCTCTCCTGCTCAGTGGCGGCTTGCGAGGCCGCGCGATCGCCATCCTGTGCGCCGGATGAGGCGGAATCCTGCTGGCCGCGCCGAGCGCCGTCCTGATCGCTATCCTGATCGGCGTCCTGCTCGGCGAGCTGCTGTTCGTATTCCTGCTGCTCTTCCTCGTCGGACTTGTCTGCTTGGGACCGGTCTTCGCTGGCGGCAAACTTGCCCGTTTTGCGATATTCGCGATCGGTGGGCAGAAATCCCGAGTCGAGCGCCTGCTCGATCGAGGAAGCAGACGCTACCGAGGCGTCCTGAGTGACGGTGGTTTTCATGAGGATTTTCCTTGGTGGTGCGAGTGCCGGATGTGACGCGGGACCGGCGGCGCGATGGAAATCTAAACTTGGGACTGGTCGTTAGGCTGCTGCTGATCCGGCTGCGCCGCCGCCAAAGTAGCCGCGTGCTGCTGCGCCTGGTGCTGCATGGCAAACTCGTGCGCGGCGTTGTGGTTCTCGATCCAGAATTCCTTGTACATCTGCTGCCGCTCGGCGTCGTCCTGCGCCTTGGTCTGAATTTCCGCCAGCAGCACCTTGATGTCGTTTGCCAATTGCGATCGCAGGTTTTCGTTCTCCTGCTTCATCTGCTCGATCGTCACCTTGGTCTGCTGCTCCAGCACGCGGCCGGCGCGGTCCTGGTGCAGGGCGGCGTTTTCCTGCTGCAGTGCGACGAGCTGCGACTGCATCTGCTGAATCGCGGCCTGCGCTTCGGGCGGCAGGTTCGAGGGATCCGGCGGGTCAAAGACGTCGGCGATCTGCTTGCCGATCGGACCGAGCGTCGGCCGCATGCGGATCCCGAGAGCGAGCACTTTTGCCTGCGGCGTGCCCGGCTGCGGCAGGTTCGCCATGTTCTCGATCAGCTGGTCGACAAATGAGCTTTGCTCGTCGCGCTCGGAGTCGTAGCTCGGCCCGGTCGAGATGGTGACGTCGAATTCGCCCTTGGCGGTGTGGACGTGTTCCGGATCGAGATCCTGCACTTCGTACGCGCCCTGCTCGTCGATCGGGTGCGACGTCTGTCCCACGATCTGCGTGAGCTTGCGCTTGCCGTCGGGCAGCGCCATCGGCATCTGCCGCTCGGTGTCATAGATGGGCGTGATCAGCTGGTTGATTTGCCAGCCCAGGTTGTGCAGGAAGCAATTCTCATAGCGATCGATGAAGTGGAAGCTGCCGAGCGACTCCATGTCCTCGACTTTTTCCAGCGCCACGCCGGACTTCTCATTGCGCCGGGCCGCGGCCGTCGGCAGCGGCGTGATGCCCATCGAGGACTGCAGCGCACGCGCAGCCGCGTCCTTCGCGCCTTCCCACTCGCTGAAGGCGACCTGATATTGCGTGAAGGTCGGCGAGGGAGGGAACTGCCCGGTCTGCGCGAAGATCTCGGCCCAATCCCACTGCAGGTAAGCGAAGCCTTCGTCGGTGCAGTTCTCCCATGCCTCCTTGTCGCTTTCAAACGTGCCTTTCGGGCCGACCCACGGCACCTTGGGAACTTTCTTCGCGACTTCTGCCTCGGAGCTGGCCAGATAGTCGTACATCATCTGCGGATCCCGGGCGAAGCGGACCATGGAGAGCAGCTCGCGCTTCGATTGCCCGCCGACCATGACCCAGCGCTCCGGGCCGAAGCAGGCGATGATGGGAATGCGCGTGCCCGCCCACTCGATCTCGTCGAGGATCTCGACGCCGTTGGTCAGATACTGCATCACATAAGGCGTTTCGATGGTGCGCTCGCGCTTCACCTCACCGCGCACCAGCTCCTTCGCCTGCTTCCACTCGTCCTCGGTGAAAATCTGCAGTCCTTCCTTGGTTTCGACCAGCAGTAGTTGCGAGCGCTTGTGCTCTACGCGCCAGTTTTCGGCGACCTGCACGAAGTGGTCGGTGATCCAGTCGGAGACGTGATCCTCGCCCATGATCTCGCCCGCAAAATCGGTGATGCGGGCTTTGGGATACTTGCGCTTGAAATCGCGCTTCGGGATCCGGTCGAGCAGGAAGGCTTCGGGCACGTCGGAGGCATCGGGCTGCTTGTAGTGCGGGGAAAACAGCACGGTGTCGGGATTCATCACCGGCTTGATGACGATCGACTGGTTGAAGCTCTCGTCGTCGTCGTACTCAGTCGCCAGGCGAGCGAAGCCGTAGCTGCGCTCGATCATGCACTCGAAGGCGTAGAGGTAAATGGGCTGCGCCTGCGAGCGCTCCTCGATGCCCATGATCAGCGCGCCGCGGCGCTCGGCGTCCTGGTCGCTGGCGCCGTCGCCTTTGGGCTGCGCCTTGATGGCGCGCTTCGACTTGCGCACGTTGCCGATCACCTGGTTCAGGAACTGGTTGATCTGGTCGAAGTGGATGCAGGGGCGGCCCTTGGTCTCGCGCGACTGGCGGTCTTCCGGATCCCACGGTCCTTCGACCGAAATGGCCTGCATGTCGGCCGAGGCTTCCTTGCGGATCTCGTCCCAGTCGTTGCGGTAGTCGCGGAAGCTCTCGCGGATCTCTTTAGTGGAGGGAGTGGGCATTTAGAATCTGCGCATGGTCAAATTCGAACTGTCGAACGGGAAGCAGTTTGATCTGTGCCCGCAATGTTCTGAAAAAGCAGAAGGTGTAAAGGAAGACGCATCGGTCACGGCGTTCGAGCTTTGCGCCGAATGCTGCGAAAAACTTCTGGCATTGCAAGAAACCGTTCAGTGAATCAGCACCCTTGTCGCGCAGCCCGGGCAGGTGCAGTCGTCGGCGATGACCCAGCCCGCCAGGCGCGCCTTCAGATATCCGTCCTGCTCATCCCAAACGCGCAGCGCGTGTTTCTTCTCGCACTTGGCGCACTCGATCATCATGGTTGCGCGCCCGGGCACGTGCTGCGGACAGTAGGTTTTCTTCGTGCCGTTGCGATCTTCCCAGCGCCAGCCTTCGTCGTGCGCCAGGCGCGTCGCTTCCCGACGGTTCACTGCAGGAAAGAACTTCTGCAAGGTGCAGCGCGTGCAGACCAGCTCCAGCCGGCCGCCGGCTTTTTCGTGCGCGACCTGGTCGAGAGCTTCCTGCGCCTGGCGCGCCAGCCGGTACTCGTCCGACTCGATTTCGCCGACCTTGAACTTGTCGGGGTAGGCGGTGCCGTTCCACACGTCCCACTGCTCGCGCTCGGCCTTTTCCTTGATCTCGCGCTCGTAGACGTCGAGCGGCTTTGCCGCGAAGCAGAGATGTGGCCGCAGCGCTTCATAGGCGATGCGGCGCTGGTCGGGCGCCGTCGACATCAGCAGGCCGCGGAAGGATTCGTGCGTGCGGTAGAGCGTCGCGATCTGCGAAAACAAATTCGGATCGTCGAGCCCGCCAAAGCCGACTTCCTTCAGCTTGCGGTTGATGACCTGGCGTTCTTTCAGGGTGACTGCGGGCATGGCTACTCTTCGTAGTCTCCGCCGCCGTCCTCGCCTTCGGCAGCTTCTGCGCCGGCGACTTTTTCGGCCATCTGTTTGGCTCCGCCCAGCGCGGAAGCAATGTGCTTCATCATGCCGGCGTGGTCTTTGGGACCGAAGGGAAACGAGTGGTGGGTTTCTTCCATGAAGGCGCCCGACTTCGCGGTGGCCTTCGGCATCATGTGGTGGTGCACGGTGTGGCCGGTAACCTGGCCGCCTTTGCCGCGGTGGATCTCGATGCGCATTTCGCGCATGTTGCCCATCTCCGGTGCTTTTTTCATGGCTGAACTTCCTTTCTGGTGGTGACCGAGCGAGGGATCGGCGTGCAGTTCCCGGTTCATCTTTGCTTTCTGCGCTTCGGTCAGCGGCGAGCTGCTCGACTCGAGAAAGCGAACTTGTTTTTCGGTGTAAGGCATGTGCGCGTTCAGTGCCGCCGCGGCGGCTCACAGCCATAGACCACAAAAAACATGTTGAGCCCGTAATAAACGCCGGCGACGTTGGTCATCTGCATCAGCGTTCTCCCCCGCTCATCGTCGGGCGCCTCAGCTGCGCCTGTTCCCAGCGCTGCCACGCCTGGTCAAGTTCGAGATCGGCGGCGTCGCCGGGATCCTGCTGCTCGTCCGGATCCGGATCGGAGTAGCAGCGCACCGTGATGCTGTCGGCGTCGGAACTGATCTCCTGCCACGAGTGCCCGTCGGCGCAGTGGTGCGAGGGGTACAGCGTTTCCGTGGGCGCGTCGGTCGAATAGTCGGTCCGGTTCTCGGGCACCAGGCAAATCGCCAGCCACACCGCCATCACCGCAAAAACGAAACGCACCGTCAGTTCACTCCCAGCGTCAGCAGCCCGGTCTGCGTGCCCTGCGGGGGATAGATTTCGACCGCCGTCGTAACCCAGCTCGAACTAACATTTGTCGTCGTGATGGTCAGCACACTTGAGCCGATGGTGGTGCCGGTGTTGTCGATCAGTGCGACCGCATTGGAGTTGCCGCCCCCTCCGGCCTGACTCTGGCGCAGATTCCCGGTCGTCGACGAGTATGAGGTCACGTTCGCCCCCATCGAGTAACCATTCACAACCAAGCTGTTTGTTTTCGTGGTCGTGTAGGTGTAGGTGGGGTTGGTTGAAGAGCTGCTGAAAATAGAACTGGTGCCGACAAATCCCGCTTGCCCCGAGTACTCTTCGCACGCAATAGAGGCCTTGCGTGAAGTAGTCCATGAAAAATGATAGGTACTGGCCCCACTGACCACGGTTCCGTATGCGATGGAAAAATTGACGCTGGTGACGGTGGTCGAGATGGAAAGCGCATTCGAGTTGTTGTCGGCGGCGGTGATGTTTGAAACGCCTCCAGCGGTGACCAGCGCGCAGACCATCGCGTTCCCTGCGGTCGGAGAAAAACTGCTGCTAGCCACGGTTGTGGCCAGCGACGCGCCGGTCGTGCCTGTCGCGCCTCCCACGGGAGCGATCGCGCCCCAGGCCACGCTCGTCAGCGCAACAAACAGGCAAAGTTTGAGCAGAATCTTGCGCATCTTCGTCAGTTGCAGCCCGTCACATCGCACTGCTTCCCGGTGAAGCCGCCGGGCGCGAGTTGCTGCAGCTGGTAGCTGAACTGCAGCGCCTGGAAGAACTGCTGGATGGTGGCCGCGGTGGAAGAATTCGAGAAGGCGTGCGTCTGTTCGTACTCGACCCACGTGCCGGCCGCGATCGCCGCGTTTACCTGCGTCTGCAGCGCGCCCGAAAACTGACCGGAGCAGTTCGAGGTCGCGCCCGAGATCGGAATGCCGCTGGTCACAAATACAAACAGGCAAGCCGAAACGTTCAGCTGTCCGAAGCTCGGCGTCGAGCCCTTCACCATGAACACCGGAGCGGGCTGCGAGGTGCCGCACGATGAAGAACAGTTCGCCATCGTGGCCGAGACCACGGTGTAGGTGGTCGACGTCGGAACGGTGGAGGCGGCGCCGCAGATGTTGTCGGCCGAGACCGACGAGCTCAGGATGCAGAAGCCGGGATCGTTCAGCGGGATCGAGTGCGCCGAAGCCGTGGTCACGGTGCAGGTGCCAGCCGAACAGGTCACGGAAGAAATGGTGACCGGCGTGGCCAGCGTGGCGTGCGCCGGCAAAGACACGATTGCCGATAAAAACAGAAGCAAAAGCAGGACGCGCTTAGTCATAGCGAATTTCTCCAAAGACGCCCGCGGCGGCGTTGGTGTTGTCGGTCGAGGTCGAGCCGCCCGTGATGCAATAGCCGATGCCGGTCGAGTAGTTCACCGGGTAGGTCTGGTTCGAGACGATGCCGCCCACCAGGCCGGAAGCTGCGCCAGGCGGAACCGGGATCGAGCGGATGAAGCCGGTCGCGGAGGAGCAGGTGGGCGCGGACGCTGTGTTATAGAGGCGCAGGTAGTACACCGTTGTCGTCGTGTTGTAGACGTCGAAGCCGTAAAGATTTCCCGCCGAGCCCTTGCACGAGGTCGCGTTGGTCGAAGCCGTCGACAGGATGTTGCAGGCCGAAAGCGCGGTCGCCGATGTCGCGCCCGGCGTGGGCGTGGTCAGCCAGGGCGTGGTATTCGCCGTGTTCCCCGGCTGCACCGTCCACGTGCCGGATTGAGAGACGGCCGGCGTGTTGGTGATGAAGGCATTGACGCCTGGCACCTTCACTGCGCCCGGCGAGGTGCCATAGTTCGCCATGGCCCCTAAAACGACCCCGCCCAGCGATTCCAGGTCGATTTGGGCCGCGAAAACGCTCCCGGTGGGGTTGACGCCCGTCCACGCCTGCTGGTTTCCAGCGACGTTCAGCCCGGCCAGGCAGGCCTGCGCCGGCACCGCGGCGCCGGTGTTCGAGGCGCAGGGGTTGGTGGCGGAAATCGAGCCCGTGATGGGCAGGGGATTTGTGGCCGAGACTGCGGTCCACTTGAATGTGGAGGTGTTGTAGTAGTAAACGCCCGCCGATGCCGGCCCGGACTGCCCGTGAGCGTGTTCGACCACCAGCAGGAGCAAAAGCAACAGCGCGATCACGGCGAGCAGGATCCGGCTCATGGGATCGTGGCGGTGATTGACGTGCACGATGGTGGGCGGATGCAGCGGCGCGGACTCAGGTTCGTTTTTGATGGTGTTTTCCGGCGCCTCTTTGGCTGTTTCGGTCCGAACTGGCGCCTGAACCATCGTCTCGCAGTGGTTTCGGGCACGGATGTGAAACGGAGGCATTTAGTTCAGGCTTTCGACGATGATCGTGAGCGCACCCGAGGTCGACTTCAGCGCGCACACCGGCGGGCAGTTCTGCGGAAAGCGAAAGCCGCCTTCCTTCTGCGGCGTGCCGATCGGAAAATACTGCCCCGCGGCCACCGTCACCTCGGACGCGCTGTTTGAGGGATCGGAGCGCAACAGGATGTCGGTCCCGGTGTCGTTGTAGACGATCACCTCGTTGCAGTTGATCGGCAGCACGGCCAGGCCTTTTACGTCGGTGAATCCGGTGTCGACGATGGCCAGCGTGCGGATGGCGAAGCGCGATTCGTAAGGTGGCGTCATGATTTCCCGGGCCAGCGCTCACACCAGCCGTTCAGATAAATCGGGGATCGCACCGTCTTGCAGCGGATCCCGTCGGTCGACTCAATCAGCGACCGGCAATTGGCGCAGTAGTGGCCGGCGTGCTCGGAAGGCCGCTCGTAGCGGACTTCTGTGTGCGTAGCCTTGTCCTTCGCAGCGAGCTCGCCGGCCATGGGGTTATGTTGCGACGATCATCTTGCCGCCGGTGTTCACGCCGGCCACTCCGCCCATGTACGTCAAGGCCTTCGTGGTAGCGTCGCCCACCGCGGTCGCGATCCAGTTGCAGCGGGAATCGAGCAGCGCGATGCCGCCCGTGGCCGCGGCCAGCTTGAGCAGCTCGGCCAGGATGGTCGACCCCGAGCCGAGCGCGTTCATGAAGATGCAGTTGCGGAACAGCACGAAGCGATCCATCGCCGCCGCAGCTGCGGTCAGCAGGATGTGCTGCAGGCCGTCCGAGGAGTAGATGGGGAACATGCAATCTTCGAAGATGTTGCGCGCGGCGCCGCCCGAGATCTCGACCGAGGCGTTGGCGTTCGTGCGCGTCACCGTGTCGAGCCCGATGTTGCAGTGACGGAAGTAGTTCTCGCCGCCCGAGAGCAGCAGGTTGCGCGAGCCGGCATCGGTGGCCGAGGTGGCATCGCCCATGCCTTCGACGTCGCAGTTGACGAAGGCGTTGCGCTGTCCGGAAACCGTGAGGCAGATGGCAGCCGCGATTCCGGTCTGCCCTGCGCCGGCGCCCTGGAACCAGCTCAGGTTCGAGAACAGGCAGCCGTTTCCGGAAACGATGAAGAAGTTTGCCGTGATGGTCAGGCCTGCGGTTGTCGGGTTGGCGATGCGCGCGCGCTGAGACACAGCCGAAGGCGCGCAAATGCCGAACAGGTGCGCGGCGTTCTTTGCCCACGTGAACGTGGTGATGCGCGCGGATCCGGATGCGGCACCGTTGCCGATCAGCACCAGGACGTCGTTGTAGCCAGAGCGCAGAAGCGCGTAGCCGGCGGCGAGCGTGGCCACCGGTCCCTGGCCGGGCACACCGACGGAGGCGGGGAGCTGGCCGTTGTTGGTATCGAGACCGTTGACCGGATCGCAGTAGTAGATCTTGCCGGTTGTGCCGAAGCCGGCGTTCGCGATCGCTTGCTGAATCAGCTGCGCGGTTTGCAGAGTGAAGGCACCCAGCTGCGTGATGCCCATCGGTGTGGTGCTCATGGTCGTTTCCTTGTGTTGCCCGGGCTCTGAGGGTGAGACGGTAGATTCCGCTGCACCTGGTTCATTAAGCCCGTTTACCTAAAATCCGGTTGGCTTTGGCGTCGATGCGCTTTTTCTGTGCTCGTGTGATGTTGCCGACGTGCAGCGCGTGCGATGCGCCGCTTTTCGCGAGCCGAGCGTGATTTTTATCTGGCATAGGGTACTCGCGAGTTTTGGGCAGTCCGAAGACGCGATCGGCGAGCGCGTTGCGCGAGCTTGCTTTCAGTTTCGCCATGGCTAGAGCCTCATCCCCTGCAGGCGCTGCGCGAGGTAGTTTCCCGGCATTGGCATCTGCGGCATCGCCTGCTGGGGCATCTGCACCGGCATCTGCGGTTGCGCCGGCATCATTTGCGGCTGGCCGTTGAAGCCCGCGAGGCGCGGCATCTGGCGCGATTGCACGATCGCCTTGAACTTGTCGATGAACGGCAGGTTTGCGATCGCATTGTTCGAGAGGGGCTGCTGCTGCATCGGCTGCGGCTGTGGCTGAGCTGCTGCCGGCGGCGGCGTCATTCCCATGCGGGCGGCGAAGATATTCTGAACGGGCATCATAGGCGTCTCAGTTCCATGCAGATTTGCGCGCCGGCCGCGGGCGAGCTGCGTCCGGTTTCCGCGGCGCCACCGGCACCGCGAACGTCAAGGCCAGCGCATCGGCGTCGTCGGGCGAAGAGGAATCTCCGCCCAGCTTGGCGAGGCGCTTTTTCATCACGTCCTTGGACTCGAGTTTGATGCGCTGCTTGATATCCGACACCAGCATCGGCTTCGCCAGGTCCGCGGCCAGGCCGGGATCGGTATCGATGGCGCCGCCTTCGCGCAGCCAGTCGCGCATCTTGGCCCACATCTCGTCGCGGCGATAGGCGTAATGGATGGAATCGATCGCGTCGTGGCCGAAGTTCACTTCCTGAATATTGGTGAAGCCGAGCGCGCGCACGCGGGCGACGACAGAGCCGGCGTTGCCGCCCACTCCGCTGCCGTCGACGAACATCATGGCCACGCGCGTGCCGTTGAAGCTCTGGCGCAGCACGTCGGCGATCTTGCCCGCCATCACCGCCGGGTCGCGCGTGAATTCGCCTTTCACCTTCTGCGGCGGGATCGAGCGCGCGTCGTTGCCCTTGCGGAAGCGGATCACGTTGTCGTCGGAGCCGCCCCAGGCGAAGTCGACGCCGGCGATGAGTGGATCGTCGGGAAGCGATCGCGCCGGCGTGCGCTGTGCTTTGGAAATCACGCCGAGATCGATGAATTGCCCCGAGCCGCCTTTCGGGAACAGCCCGCGGGCCCGGACGCGGAAGTAATCCGCATCTTCGTCGCCATTGCACTCGGCCAGCCATGCTGCGATTTCTGTGGCATCGTGGCCTTCGACGTCGCGCGAATCGATCACGCGCGGATTCCAGCGATCGCGCAGCGTGCCGAAGCAGGCCTCGTAGAACGGTCCTGTGTTCAGCGTGGGGTTGCCGATGATGATGAAGATGCGCTCGGTGTCGGCATCGGTGAGCGCGCCGTTCGCGACGCGGAAGATCTCCTGCGGGATCGGGCTTGCTTCCTCGAAGCCGAACAGCATGCGCCGGCCGGCGTTGTGCTTGCCGGCGAAGGCCTGCGAGTTTTCTTCCGACCAGGGCACGAAGTCGAGCCGCCAGGTGTTCTCATGCCGCGAGTCGTTGGCCTTGATGGCCGAGGTCTGGATGTTGAACCAGTGCGAGTTGATGGCCAGGCGGAACCAGCGCGCAAATTCGGGCGAGGTCGTCGTGGTCAGCTGGCGATCAGTGTTGGCCGTGATGCGCGCCATGGAGTCGAGAAACGTCGATTGCGCCCACCAGGCGATGAACGCCATCAGCGTGGTCTTGCCCGTGCCGTGCCCGGACGAGATCGCGCGCCGGTAAACGTCGTTGCCGCCATGCTCGCGCAGAAAAGCTCCCAGCCGATCGAGCTCCTCGCACTGCCACAGCCGCGGGCCTTTGAAGCGGGCCAGTTCGCCTTCGCCCCAGGGAAAGCCGAAAAGAACAGCGCCCAAGGGATCGTGACGGAATTCCGCCAGGCGTTCCCGGAGCTCCTGCTCGTGTGTGAGATCAGCGGCGATTGCGGACACGTTGCTCGGCTTTCTCCATGGCCAGGCGCATGCCTTCGCCCAGGGTGAGCGTGGCGTTTACCTCGAGGGGTTTGTCGTGCAGATGGTTCACGGTATCGACGGGGCGGCCGTAGGCGCGATCTTCGAGGTAGCGCAACAGATTGACCAGCGGAATGATTGAAAATTTTCCTTGGTAGTCGGGGCCATCGATCGCTCCTTGCTGCTCTGCATCATCGAAAACTTCCGCGCCGTTTTCATCGAGAGTTTTCTTTTTCCGAGGCTTCAGTTCGAGGAGCTGTCCATCCAGGCCGATGCCCAGACGTTTTTTCTCCAGTTCGATCATTGAGAGCCAGAGTCGTTCCGCTCTGGCTTGGGCGAGAACCTTCGAGGCGACGTTGGCGTTGGTCGGGCGTTCCTGCTTCTTCCGTCCGGCTCCGGGCCGGGCTCCTCCGCGTGGCATCAGGGTAAGAACTTATTGTGCTTCCGCAGATAGGCTGCGGCCTTTTCTAAGCGAATCGGATCGTCTTTGGCGAGGCCGAGAAGCTGGTTGCAGCGCGCGTGTAACAATCCCCGCACCTGCAACGTCATGTGATCGTGATCGACGACCCAGCCATCGGTGAGAAGTTCTGCACATACTGCGCAACGGCCTTCCTGCTCTTCCAGTTGCCGATGAAAGTCCCTCGGAGAAACTCCCCAGCGGGCTAGTCGCGCGGCAAGCCATGCAGTTGCAACTTGTTCTGATGTAAGGAATTGCTTTGGTTTTGATGGCCTGCCTATTTTCTTCCCAGGCCCGGCAATTCTGCGTCCGCCTCTCGGCATAAAAACCCCCGACCGGAACGTGCAGCCGGAGGGCCATATGGGCGGACTAAATCAATCCAATCAAACCCCTAGATCGCAGCAAAAGCTTCACTCACGAGCCTTTCGGTGACGGCTTTCTTGGGGTGCAGATAAATTCCCAGCGATCCAAGTTCGACGTGACCGCTGCGATCCTGCAGTTGCTCAACATCCATCGTTTGAGCGAGATAGGTAAGCACGGAATGCTTCAGGGTGTGCGGATGGCAATACAGTTCCGGCAGACCCGCAGCTTCTCCGTAGGTGTGCATGCGGCGTTGAAACGTGCGCGCTGAGATCGGAAAGAGCCGTTGATTCCCGCGCGTATTTCGAACCAGATTCAATAGCGCCTGGCGCTCGTTCAGCAGCGGGTTTTTGTGCTCGAGCAGTTCGTCTTCGACGGGCCGCGATTTCTTCAGCCGCTTGACGACCAGCTTCGTGCCCACGATGTTTTCTGCTTTCAGCCCAACAGCTTCTGAGGCGCGCAGCGCGTGCACGAAGGTGACGCAAATCAGCAACCAGTCGCGCTCGCTGTGCTTTCTGGCTTCAGCCAGGAGCTTCAACATTTGGTCGATTTCAAAGCAGTGCGGCATTTGAATAATCAAAAAAGATTCAACTTTTGTCCGAGTTCCCCGAAGTCGGACAGCTTGCGCAGCCTAGGTGATTCCCAGCCACCGCAGCACGATCGGCATCAGGTGCTTCACGCCTTCCCAGGCGAGGCCGGTGAAGATGGAAATCAGAGCCGTGTTGGCCACGCGGTAGCTGCGCACCTTCGCCTGCATGATTCCGATCTCGACGTCTTTCTGCAGCACGCTCTGCTCGAGCCGGCGGATCTTCGACCAGGCTTCGTTCAGCGAGCGCAGTAGTTCCGGGTTGTCGGCCCGGGTGTATTGTTTGGAGCGATCGATGGCGTTGTAGGTGCCGGCTCGCTGGGCAGCATTCGGGACCAGGCGCGGGTCGGTCATATTTGGCTCACTGCTGCGGGATCACTTCTTCCCGGGCTGGGGATCGGGGAACAACTCGTAGCCGCCGAAAATCACCAAAGCAAGCCACATCGTCATCTCCTCCGAGATCGGCTTCCCAGAAGAAGCAGCGACATCCGCCGTGCGCCAGGGCCAGTTGCCCACAGCGCGGCGCAATTCCAACAGGGTGGCGGAGCGAGGCGGTTCCACACATAGCTCAAGCACGCGGCCGAGCGAGAACTCCAAAACGCTCCGCGGCGCCTTCATCGCGGTGCTCGGTGATTTGAAAAGTTGTGTGCTTCCACTGCGCAAAGGGAGCTGGGGGGATGCCCATATTCTTGCACCAGGCGACGTAAAGCGCGTAACGATCCTCGAAGCTCACGCTCATGCCGTGGCCGGCTCCATTTGCCAATCCCAGCCCGGCATCGCTTCCGACTTTGGATAGATCCGCACCGCGGCGATCAGATCGTTCTCGTAATGGGTCGGGCGGTCCGGCTGGCAGTACCTGCAGTTCGCGATGAATCGCGTCTTCAGGTCTGAAAGGTCACGCGGGTCGGCCGCAAAGACCTTGCCGGAGGGAAGAAACTCACGGGCGACGATGCCGCGCGAGTGATCGAGCGGATCCACCCAGTCGGCCAGGCACTGGTTGACCTGGTCCTCTGCGTAGTGCGCAGACTTTCTCAAGATGGGGCGGCTGGTGCGCGGATCGGCGCCGCGCGGATACACGGGTACTCTCATGTGGGGTGGGTCTGATCGGCGTCGCTTTATTTCCGGCGCGCGGCGGTGGGACTCGGTGAGGGCTTCAGCTTAACCGACCAGGCTCGGTGCGGCGCAAGTTACCGTGGCCCATGACCGGTTACTAAAGGCCAATGCCGGCCCTGTCCTAAAGTGCATGACCCGATGTAACTGGAGCAAATTACGGAAGTTATCGACGGCTCGCCGCTTCAGTTCTGACAGAATCATCTGTATGAGTGGAATGCGGGAACTGGAGCTCAAAGCGCGGCTGGATCAGCAGATCGAGGCCTTGCTGCGCCTGGTGGAGCGGGCGGAGAAGAAAAAGCCGCGGGGGGCAGCGCGAAAGGTCAGGCGTTCAGCTCAGATTCCAGCTGGGCGATCCGCCGCCGCATCATGACCTTCGCCACTTTCTTCAACACGAGTGGAGTCAGCAGGCAAATCGCGCACCACCAATAGTGCCCGAGAATCCCCACGACCAGGCCGATGATGCGCCAGCTGGCATCCTCGATGAGGTCTTTGATCTGTTCGTAGTCTTCGCTGCTCATTTTGCCCCCTTTTTGCTCTTCGCTTTCGCGGCACGAGCGGCAGCGGCGGCTTTCGATGCCTTGATGGCACTTTCCCGGCGCTGCTTCGCCGTCATCTTTTCCGCGCGGGCCAATCCGCCCCGGCTTCCGAGTTCCCGCATCACCTGGTTGATCGTGTTCTGGTCGACGCTCATGGCAAGCAATCTAGCACCGTAGCGGCCTAGATGGCAACTGCCCGAAAGTACTAGGACTGGAAGGTTACCGAAGGCAGTAAAAATCGCGTTGACACCGTAGCGGGCAGGGTATAGGATGGTCGTGTAGTCGGGAAGGCCGGATGCGTCAACATTCGACCCTCCCTCACCAAAGAGACCTAGCTAGGAGGCTCCATGGCTGCACCCACTCTATCAGTCCTCACCTCCCCTGATTTTCCACAGACCTTTGACCGCGTTTTGTCCCGGCTCGAACGCCTGGTCATCCGCGCCGAAGCCCGCGCCGCCCAGCTCGAGCTCAGCCTCTGCGACTTCGAGGACGAGCACTGCGACTGCCGCCGGCTGGCCACGGTTCACCACCTGGCAAGCGAGCACGAGTACTGCGATCGGCACTTTCAGCAAATCGAAAAGGGGAGGGAGTAACTCACATGTCTACCAATGGTCACTATCACGAACCAGCCGCCGCCGCTCTGATTCCGGTCGTTGCGCCGCCGGAACTTCCGCATGCACTGGCCATCCAGCGCGCTCCGGAAGTGGTGCTCGAAGAAGCCCGCCGGGCTGCTGCTGCCCTGGCGGACGTGCTCAGCAAAAAGCCGAAGAAGGTCATCATCGACGGCAAGCAATACCTCCAGTTCGAGGACTGGCAAACACTCGGCCGCTTCTACGGTGTGACGGCCGCCGCGCGCACCACGGAGCACGTGGAGTTTGGCGACACGGTCGGCTTTGCCGCCACGGCTGATGCGCTGCTGGTGGTCAACGGCCAAACGGTGAAGATCAGTTCGGCCGAGGCCATGTGCCTCAACGACGAGTGGAAGTGGCAGGACAAGCCGCTCTATCAGCTGAAGTCGATGGCGCAGACGCGAGCGTGCGCGAAGGTATTGCGCAACGTGCTCGCGTGGATCGTCGTGCTCGCCGGCTACCAGCCGACCCCGGCTGAAGAGATGGACAACGAGGAAAAGCCTGCCGCCGTCGCGCCCCCGAAGCGCAAATCGGAACGCGCGGCCGCTTCGCCGGATCCCGCGGCGCCCGACACCCGGAAGATCTCAGACGCGCAGCACAACCGGCTGTGGGCAATCGCTCGCGAGTCGACCGTGCTCAAGACCGAAGTCCGCGAACTGGTGCAGCACTTCGGCTTTGAGGACACCAAGGACATCACCCGCGACAAGTACCAGCAGATTTGTGCGCGGCTGTTCGAGCTGGGGAAGGAGTAGGCGATGGCCGCGCCCGCCACATTTGAAGCCCGCGGCCACGTCTACCGCTACGAAGGCCGCATCGTGCCCAGCGTGACGCAGGTGCTCAGCCTGGCTGGCATCGACGAACTGGCGAACGTCCCGCGGCGCTGCCTGGCCCGCGCCGCGGAATTGGGAACCGCGGTGCACCAGGCCTGCGAATTTCTAGACCAGGACGATCTCGATCTCGACTCGCTGGATCCCGAAATTGTGGGCTATGTGCTCGCCTGGCAGCGCTTCAAGCAGGAGCACGACTTCGCGCCCGTCGTGATCGAGCGCCGCGGCATCGCGGTGGGAGATCGCAATTATGGCTTCTGCCTGGACCGGATCGGCGTCATCGGCGAGCACGAACTGCTGGTCGAAATCAAAACCGGGACAAAGCCGATGCCGAGCTGGGCGATCCAGACTGCGGCATACGCCGAAGCGGAGGAATTCGACGGAGCCAGGCTAACCGTGCACGTGGCCGCAGATGGCAGCTACAACCTGATTCCGCATCCGGATCCGAATGATTTCAAGGTGTGGCATCATGCGCTGGAAGTGGCATGGTGGAAACTGCAACACGGTGCAAAAATTCGCGCGTGAAGCGCGCACTGAGGAGACCAACCATGAGCTTGGGAATCGGACCACACGATCACGATTGCACGTGCCCGCGCTGCGAATCGCGTAGGCGGATCAACGACATCCCTGTGGCTTTTCTTTGCCCGAGTTGCGAGTCGGTTCACTTCAACGTGCGTTGGAGCATCCGCTTCTTCATCTGGCAGATTTGCTGCGAAGGATGCGGCTCGGTCTATGACCTTATCGCGAGCGGAACTGCGCAGGTGCATTCTCGATGATCCGCCGCCGCCCCATCCCGCGCTTCCGGCCCTACCCGGAATCCTCCCTGCGCTACGACTCCATCCTCGACGGAGCCGTGCGCGTCTACCGCAACGCGCAGGGAGACGTGGTGCGCGAAGTCTGCCAGAACTCGAAGGCCGGATGGCTCGAATACAACCGCCGGGTGAAGGTGATGGTAGAACGCCAGGTACGGCGTTGCTGCCTCTGTAATCGCCCGCTAGCGCTCGCAAACGCTACTTTCGAGCACCAGCGACGCCGAGGGATGGGCGCAGCGTTCAGGGACGACCGGATCGAAGATGCGAAAGGGAACTGGATCAACGGCGCGGCGCACTGGAGTTGCAACGTGGAGAGGGGCTGACTTGTTGCAGGATGTCTTCGAGCTGCCCGAGGGTGACGTAGTAATCGTTCTTCTCGCCGACGACCTGGTTCTGAGAGTGAGCGAGTCGGATTGCCCGCGCGTAAATGTGTCCGGTCAACGTGATCTGAATATTCGGCCGAGAATCAGGATGCGGTGCGCTCATGGCTTCTCCTCCTCGTTCTTCACAGCCCTGCGAACCTCCACTACGCCGTCTTCGATTCTGCGAATCGTGCCGAGACCGTAGAGGTGATCTGCGCAGTATCCCCACAGCGCGAAGCCTGAAAGAAATCTTCGATGCCTTCGTCGCAGAAGAGCAATCGCTGGCTTGAGGCAGCCCGCGCTGGAACATTTCCGCCCATCGGTCTCGCTCCAGCCTTCGTCGCGAGCCCATTCGTAGTGGTAGCCTTCCGGCGCTTGTTCGCTCACCCTTCCTGCCTCCAGATCTCCTGCCGCGCCTGGTCGACGTCGGACTCGAGTTTGATGATCCACTCTTCGGCGTCGCGCCGGCCTTTTTCGTAGCCGCGATCGTAGCCGCGCCGGCCGGAAGCACGACACAGAAGCAGGATCAGCGCGATCTGCAGCGTGAACCAGCCGACACCATAAATCATGCCGTCACCTTTGCTTCGCAGCGGCAGAACTTGCCCTCGCCGAGGTACTTCGAACATTCGGTGCGACCTTCATGCTCGTGCTGACATTCGGGGCAGGAGTGATCACGCACTCGCCCGGTCGATCGCAGAGGCTGAGCGGCCGTGTTGAGTGGCTCGGGAACTTCTTCCACCAGGGAGGCGGCTTCGGCAAGCACCCACTCCAGCGCCGCTTTGTGGGCGTCGTGCAGAGTTTTTTCCGCCGGCAGCACGGGATGGTCGATGGCCCGGATTCGCTCGCGGATCCGCTTCTCCATTTCGTCGGAGAGCGGTGGCGATTTGTAAGCGGACAGGTTCATGCGCTTTTCTCCAGCTGAAACGGCGACATGCAATTGCACTTGGGGCAAAGAATCACAGCGTAATTGGCATACAGTTCGACAGGCGAGGAAGGACGTAGCCTGCAGGAACAGTGCATGCAAAAAAGCGGGAGCGGCACGGAAAAATCAGCGAGAGTCATAGCCTTCTTCATGCTTTCTCCTCGAACAACTTCGGCTGCTCGCCGCTCTTCCGCGTCTTGAGCGGATGCGTGCGAAACCAGCTCAGGCAGGCCATGAAGGCCTCCTCGAAGCCGGATCCGAAGCGCTTCCATAGCGAGCTCTGCAGCGCCTTCGGCAGCTCGCGGTAGCACCAGGTGCAGAACGCAGTGCTTTGGCGTTTCGTTCCGCCGCAGACTTCGCACTTGCGAGACATGAAGACAGCGAAGATCTCGTCGGAAGTCATGAGGCTATCCTGAAAATTTTGCGTTCGATCAGCGCACACACAAAACACGTCGTGAGATCGCCTTCGCATTTCAACAAATGGCGACGCAACGGATCGGGCAAACAATCCATCATCACAGCGAGCCCTAACACCGTGCGATCGATACTCGCCAACAAAACCGGCACCGCCATACCGTCGTTCATGCGTACCACTCCTCCGGCACCGCCATACCGTCGTTCATGCGTACCACTCCTCCAGAATTTCCGGCGGAACTTCGTTCTCCGCCGGCCGGCGCCGCTGCTGGGGACGTTCGCCCACGTCGCCGCGTTGCTCCCAGGTGCGCCAGTCCCAATCACCGCGCAGTTCGCGATGGCGTTTCGGATCGTGCGCCAGGCGAAACGAGAGGCAGCTGCAGACGGGACCGACCAGGACTTCGGCGCGCGGGCCGAACAGGTAGCGCGCGGTGGCCTGGTTCACGCGCACGACTTCCTTTCCCTTGTGCTTCTCGACGGGAATCCCCGCCATCAGGGCGAGCTGCTTGGCGGCGCTCACCGTGCAATTCCTTGAGTGGTGCCTTCCACGAGATAGGTCACACCATCCGTGGGATGATAGTTTCCGGCGTGCTTCGCCCCATCCAGCAGCACGCAGATGTACGCACCATCGGCATCTGTGATCACACCCGGCTTCCCGTACACGTTGACCCGCATGCCCCTATAGGCCGGGACTCCGTAGTAATCGCGTATGTACTGGAACTTGTCGAACGACGGCGTCTTCCTCATGCTTGCCCTCATCAGTTGTGCTCGTGCTTCGCGATGAATTCGCGCATCGCCGCGATCATGCCGTCGCGCTCGGCGCTGGAGATGTAGAACATCGATCCCGGCTGATAGCTGAAGATCAGCAGAGTGAAGCCGAAGCCGGCAGGCATGTCGCGCTTGATGGAACGCCCGATCTCCCGCAGCTTCTCCTCGATCTCAGGATTGCGAACTTCGAATTTCATGCGGCCCTCACCATAGCTTCCGGAGCGGACTTGTTGCCGTCGCTTAGAGCAACGCTGGTACTGTGGCTAACTGCCCGCTCCGGAATCTCTTCGAATCCGACCGAGTGAATCCGGTCGCCAAAAAGCAAAAGCAAAACTGCGGGCGCGAAGCCGCACAGGATGGCGACTTTCGCGAGCAGCAGGACGAAGAGCAAGAGATTGCTCATGCGACCTGCTTTCTCCGCGGCGAAACTTGCGACGGCACAAGGCAACTGCCGTGCTGCCAGTGGATGATGTGACCGCGGAAGGGAAGACGGCCAGCCCAGAAGTCGAGCATCTCGTCGAAGCTCTCGAAGCCGTCGCGTTTTGCGAACGCCTCGCGCTCGGACTCGCTCAGTTCGACGCCGTCGATTGCGACAAAGGGATCGCAGTTGCATTCATGTCCACAGGCATCGATCTCGACTGATTCAACCTTCACGCAAATCGTGCGCATCAACAGCCGCGCTTTCTTTGTGCGCAGGCCGGTGTAGAGATGCAGCACGTTGCCCGCCTTATCAGGATTCGCACGCTCGGCGCGGATCGTGTGCGTTTTTTCCCCGGAGAGAATTTTCGGAACGAAGCGCTGCTGAAAGTTGTAGAGGCCCATCTACGCCACCTCCCGCGAGAACGGCACGAACTTCTCCTGCTCACAGCCGAGACAGATCCCCACGCGTCCCGATTCCACTTCGTAGAGCTGCAGGAAAAGTTTTTCCCCGGCACAGTCCGCGCACCAGCGCATGTCCTGGTAGACGGAGAGGTCGAGGACGGCGAACGCGCGCGGCGGGTGAGCGTCCGCGGCGACGATGGGGACTCCGCCGTCCTCGACTGGGGGCTGGGCCGGGGGGAGACTTTTCAATTCGCACATAACAAACTCCCAAACAGGAACTGCTTTTTGCTGCGCTCGAGCTCAGCGAAATCAACGCTGATGTTCGTCGGAATCTCGACGCCAACCTGGTAGTAGGCGTGCATGTGCAACGGGACACAGACATAATGCCAGGGGCAGAGCGGATCGCGGCGCAAGTAGGTCACAGCGTTTCTTCCTTTCTTGCCAAGCTGCCGTTCGCCATCTTTCCAGTCGCAGGGAAATAAACCGATCTCGCAGCTAGCACCGCTTTCTCTCGACGCTTCAGAAAATCACGAACCGCTTGCTCGTGGAACCGGATGGTTTTGTGTCCGAAATGGACGTAGGCGATCTTGCGGCGCATGCGCAGCGACTGCAGCGCCTGGGGGCTGATGCGCAGCAGGGCGCAGACTTCATTGATGGTCAGGAGATTGTCGGGGTTCAC